TATATCTGATGAAATTGTAGAGAATAAAACAACAGATTTTAATTCTACATACGACCAAATAGAACATAAATTAATAACAACTTTTAATTTAGAAAGACTAGAAAATAATAATTGGTTAGTGAAAGGGCAATAATGGAGATAGGATATTGGATACCTATACTTATTATAGGATTAATAATTGCAACAACTGGATTAGTGTTAATTGTTATCTTATCAGCAATACATATCTATCAAAACATACCATTTAGATATGTAAAGTTAAGTAATGATTCAGTTGCTTTTATAGATGAGCTACAAAAAGATATATACGAATACTTAGATGAGGAGGATAGATGATACAAGTAAAAGATATAGAACTAACATTAGAAAACTTGCAGCAACAGATAGACCACAATCAAAACAACTTAGATAGTTTGTTAGAGCAAAGACAAGAAATTGTCTTACATGCTTACAATAATGGTCTATCCATGATAAAAATTGCAGAGATACTTAAAATTACTAGACAAAGAGTATTTGCAATATATCAGGCAACACAGACAGAGGAGGAATAATGAATAAAGAAACTAAAAAGAAACTTCTTGCACCTTTTCCAGAGGAGGTTGTACAAGACCCACCAAAGGGAAAGTTTGGGAAGTTTGTTAATCATGCAGTTTATGTAGAAAGACTACGAGATTGTGATGTAGATTACGAGTGGGAGTTTGACCCAATCATAATTGATAACAAAGTTATAGGTGCTATTGGTAAATTAACTATTGATGGTAAAGTCTATCAGGGTGCAGGAGATGTTGAAGCACCTGCTTTAGCAAGAGCAACAGTAGGTGAGTGTCTTAAACTTGCAGAGAGTGACGCATTTAAGAGAGCAAGTATGAGAGCAGGACTAGGAGTAGAGTTATGGAGTGGAACTGATGATTTCTATGATGATGATGGAGTACCTCCACCAAAACCAAAGCCAAATAAACCTAGCCCAACTGCAAAAGAAGTAGCAGTAACAACTAATGAAAGTGCTAACAAATTTGCAGAGGACATTGGAGCTACAAAACAATCAGTAGCAGACCAACTTAATACAATACTAAAAGAGATGATACCTAACGCTAAGAAAATGGGTGAAGTAAAGACTAAAGTATATAAAGATATGGTTAATGCAACTGAAGTAAGTGATGATGTAAATAACTGGACAAGTAAAGACATGGACAAATTCTTAAATAGAGTTGAAGTGTTATTAGATGATGAAAATATTCTTGATGTTGTGTTTGATACACAAACTGTTCAAGATGAAACAAAAGGAGATGAAATGACAGACATACCAAGTGGAGCATGGGAACAAGAGCCACCTACAGACAAGCAGCTTAAAACATTTAATGATAAAGTTGCACAAGCTACTGATGATGGACAGACAGAGCTTGTAAAGAAAGCTAAGGATTTCTTAGCTAGTGGTAATGCAACAAAGAAAAATATCTTTGATTGGATTGACACAGATGGCGATTGGACACTTAAAGACCCATCTTAATTATGGAGTTAGAAAGTGCAGGGGAACTCTTTAATGTTAAGAAACTTAAAGAAAAATTAAAAGAAAAATATCCTAACTACAATTTTGATATACCACCTGAGCCAGATAGAGAGTGTAAAGCACCTTATCTTTGTAAGAATAAAGATAAAGTAATGTACACAGACAGCAAAGGTAATTTATATTGTGGACAGAGATACAAATTACAAGATAACAACAACCCATACAAGTGGGAATGGAGGACATGTAATGCCTTACTCAAAGAAAAAGAGCAGGGAGCTAGAACAACTGAACTACCATTTTAATTTTGACTATGATGTATGGGTTAAGTTAAACAAAAGAGGAAATAAAAGGAGAAAAAATGATTGATGTTATGTTAAGCAAAGCAACAGAGGGTATGTTGATTGCAGAATTATTAAACAGGAGAAATGAAAAGGAAGTGCCTTTGTTTATGGGCAAAAGTATATTGTTACCCAATGGACAACAACAACTACTTGCAATACTTCCTAACATACAAGTACTTACAACAGTAAATCAAGAAGAAGAGTAATGCTTTTTAACGAAATGGATTACAACGACAGGGTAAAAGATGGTGTTGGTAAACAAGCAGAGGATATATTTGAGCAACATCTTACAGAATTAGGGCTAGTTAAACAAAAGGATTGGTTAAAAGCAGCAACTAGCCCATGGGAACATAGTATTAATTACTTTTGGTATTACACAGACATAATAACTATTCCTGATTACATCTTTAACAGGAGAGATAAGTTATATTTGACAGAAGTCAAAGGTACAAAGAAAATAAAGTTTTCTGATATGGTAAAGCTACGAGAGTTATACGACAGAGCAAAAGATTATCCTGAAGTTAAAGTTGGTATAACTTATGTCAATATAAAAACCAAAGAGGTCAAGTGGTATTCTTTTGATGAAGTATTAAAGATGTGGGATAGCGTAAAAGAACATCACACTTACCATGAGAAAGACTTCAAAGGTCAAGAAAAAAAATACAAAATTCTTCCATTGTAAAAATACACGATTTGACAAATGTGTCAACATGTGATAACATAGTATCAGTACAAAACTAAGGAGGAAACATGGATATTAAATTAATATCTGAAATACCAGAAAACTCTAACTTGTTAGATGTTGAATGGGGTAAGGATGAAAATACTATCAAAGGTAATGAACTAGACAATGTGCATTGGGCTACTTTAAATGCAGATGTCTTGATGACTTTTGCAGATGGAAAAAGTTATAAGATACCTAGGTATTATCTTTATCAAATATATAATGATAAAAAATTAAAGGATGAATTGTATGATGATTACAAACTAACTCATTTTTACAATTTTCGTTTAGACCATAAAACAGTTATTGAAAATTCAATAAGTAAATAAAAAGAGAAAACCTACCACAAGTCTGCTAAATACAGTTAGGTAGGTTTTTTCTATTATAAAATCTTTAAATTATCCCAACCTTTTTTATTAACAGTAAAGGTAAGCACACCAGGGTGCGACCACATACCACTTCTAGCAGTAAAGTCTAAGGATTTATCTAAGCTAGGTGATTGAAACCAAGTCCTATCTCCCTGTTGCTTTGCACGAAAGTGATGGTAATGACCTGTAATAAGAATTTGTGCATCTTTTGCAGGTAAGAAGCCATACATCTGACCTTTCCACCAGTTTTCTATCTTAGTTTCAGGATTACCTCCACTAAAACCTGTCATGTGACCATGAGTCCAAGCACATGGAATAGTTTTGATGGTCATAACTTGATGAAAGCCATCAGGAACTACAACAGATACCTTTTTATATCTCTCAGGGTTAGCTTTCATTATCTCTTCACATATCTGCAAGTGCATAGTGTCTGTGTTATCTAATCTGTTAGTGACAACTTGACCTTTTTGTGAACGAGAAGCCTCACCATGATTTCCTGGAGCGCCTGCTAATACAAGTTTATCTGCATGTGGTAAGAATGTCTCAACTGTTTTCATCATCATAGACCTAGCCAACGCATACTGTTCTATCATTGTTAACTCAATGTTAAAAGGTTGGCTATCGTAAAAACCATAACAGTTTTCTGTAAGGTCACCTAGTCCAATCATATATATCTCATCTATCTGGACACCTGCCTTACGCAGTTCCTTAATTCTATTTACTGCATCTTGTAGGGCTATATCGTAGCGCTTAATGGTATTCTCAACGCCATAATCTTTCTTACCTAACTGCCAATCAGCCATAAAAAACAAAAAAGCAGTATCACCTCCATGTGTTTTAAGTTTTAATGGTGGTTTTCTACCTGCTTGTTTGAATAATGCTTGGAAATACCTGTCATGTCCAGGTCTTTTCTTCTTTACAAGCCCTTTAAAGGCAAAGAATGTCTCAGTTCTCCCACCTTTCAGTTGTACTTGCCATGAAGATGACCTAACTGTACCCTCAATTTCGTATAATTTAGGGTCATACCCCCATTGTTTTAGAATTTCATCAAACTTATTGTTGTAGTTTGGGTCTGTTCCAACATGTGTGATTTCACCTTGCCCAGTTTGGTCATTAATATCTACGCCAGGTTTCCAACCTGACTTATAGAAGTTGTTACCCCACTCTTCAGGTGTAGTTTTTTTGGACATTTGTCCTCCTTTGCCCTGTCATTGACAGTTTACTACAAAGGAGTGACAAAATCTATTACTTAGTTATTTGTTTTTTAGCGTATGTCTTGATGACTGCAAGTGCAGCACCACCACCAGCTAATGCAGCTAACTGAAGTGTTTCAGCTTCTACACCAACTAATGGAGCAACTGTTAATGCACCTATGAACGCTTCAATGAAGGTCCAAGCTGTACGCTCAATCATATCTTTGAGTTCTTCACTCATTTTATACTCCCACGATTCTGACCAAGGTGTCCACCATAAATCCTTTTTGAACTTACCATCTTTGTCTCTTGCTCTCTTAATTCTATCAAACATTATCTTATTATCCTGCCTTTCAACATAGCATTTCCTACTAAGACATTACCATTAACTTCTTCTAGCTTTTCCATAACTGTTTTAGCTAGTATTACATCATCAGTAGAAGCATTTGATGCAGGTTTTTCTAATAATTTAGTTATTGTTGTGTACTCTATGGTTACTTTTTTACCAAGTAATAACTCTTTTGCCACCTTATTGTATAGTTTTGAGTACGCT